AACGGCTCTTTGCAGGCGCAGTCGCAACCAGAATTGCAAGATCCAATCGAAGCGGCGATCAAAAACAATCCTGGTCTTACACGGCAAAAAGCAGTGGAGATGGCGGAAAAGTTCGGGTTCTAAAAAAACTCCTTGTCACCTACTCGCAGGAATGGAAAGCGGGCGCAGGCCTGGCCCGTGTGTACCGCAACAACGGCATCACGGTGCCCAAGTTCTACGAGTTGGAGCAAGGCAACGCACAGAATGCCCAACGATTCTCTGAAGCCATCACTGCCAGCAAGCAAGCCAGTGGCGACATGGGTGCCGCTGTCTATGTCTACCCGGTCGAGGATTACCAGGGCATGCGCCTATTCCTCGCTGAAGACGGCCTGTCTGGCGTGGCAGTCAAACCCGACGGGGACATCGTCTCGGTGTTTTCCCAGGGTGGCGCTGGCCGCTCTGTCATGGAGTTGGCTGTGGCCGCTGGTGGCACGAAACTCGATGCATTCGAGACGATCTTGCCGGAGTTCTACGCGGCCCATGGATTCGTCGCATCTTCGCGTTTACCCTGGGATGACACTCAGGCGCCCGAAGGTTGGAACAAAGAAGCGTTTGCCGAATTCAACAATGGTGAGCCGAATGTCGTTTTCATGGCCCTGGACCAGTCGTACTATGGCTGGCACCAGATCACTGACGGCAAGAAGGCCAAGACCTACGACGACGCAGTTGCAGAACAAAACCGCGCTGTAAAGCGCAACAAGAAACGAAAGGAAGATCATGGAAAACCCGCAGTCTTTGCCCAATCAGGAGCCGGAGGTGGCGGCGTTCAACGCCTACGAGCAAGCGATCTCAATGTTGCCCAACGATATGGGACAGCCAGGGATGGAGCAACTTCAGTCCTTGGCATCCACTATTCAAAACAACCTCGGAATAACCTTGCCGGATTCGCCTACGGAACAGGCTTAAAAGGCGCAGAGGCTGGCCGTCTGGCTGGCGCTGACACTCGCCTGTCAAACCGCATCCACTTCTATGTGGACACCGGCAATGGCATCCGCCCCGAAGCGGGCGTCGGCGGCAATGTGCATGCCGTCTACCTGGACAACCTCTACAACGCGGCGACTGACCCGCTGGGCCTGCGTGCCCAGGCATCGGCCATGGGCCGTGACGATCGTGGCCAATGGTTCAACGCGGTTGAGTCCGCAATCATCGACGCAGGGTTCGATGGCGTCTACATCCCTGCCGCCCAGGGCGACCAAGGCGTGGCCGTGCTTTTGGGGCCGAAACACACTGGCGTCCCGGTCGAACAGCATGGCATGCACTCGATGCCTGCCGCTGGCGCGTATACGCCCCCTGCGGGCACGAAACGCCGGTATGCAATGCTCACCTCAGAGATTCGCAAATTTGAGGCCCAGGAGGCTGAAATTAAGGCGGCGGCACCATCGGCTGAACTGCGTTCAGGAACCCTGACATTTGAAGACGCTGATGCCGAAGCCGTGGCCAAGTTCTTTCCTCCTGCGGCCAAGTCCCAAATCCTGCGCCAGCCCGAGCGTGGCGGGTTCGATCCAAAACGATTGACCACAATCCTCAACGAGGGGGCGGATATGTCCACCTTCTTGCATGAGACTGCGCACTTCTTTTTGACGGTGTATGCCGACATGGCCTCGCGCCCTGACGCAACCGAGCAAAACAAAGAGGACATGCAGACGATCCTTGATTGGTTTGGCGTTAAAGACCTGGCCACCTGGAATGCGCTGTCTCTTGATGAGCAACGCAAATACCATGAGGCATGGGCCTACAACTACGAGATTTACTTGTTTGAAGGCAAGGCTCCAAGCGAGCGTATGCGTTCAATTTTCCAGAAATTTAGTGACTGGATTAAATCTGTTTACACCTCAATTCGCGAAGAACTCAACGAGATTTACCGCAAAGAAAACGGCGAAGACTTGCCGATCTTGACTGGCGAAGTGCGCCAGGTGATGGATCGCATGATCGCCAGCGATGCACAGATCAAGCAATCTGAGGCTGTCAACAGCATGGTGCCCATGTTCCAAACTCAAGAAGAGTCTGGCATGGATGACACCGAGTGGGCCGCATATCAGGCCATGATGGCCGAAGCCACCGAGGCATCGATCACTGAGTTGACCCAGGCCAGCCTGCGCCAATTGAAGTGGCTGGGCAATGCACGATCGCGTGTGCTCAAGGAGATGCAAGCCAAGACAGCAGACATCCGCAAAGGTGTGCGCGAAGAGGTGGCCGCAGAAGTTCAGAACGACAGCGTCTACCGCGCCATGGAATTCCTCAAGCGCGGCACTCTAAAAGATGAGGATGGAAACGACATCGAATCACTCGGTGGCCACAAACTCAAGATTGCCGATGTCAAGGCACTTTATCCTGAGAGCAAAGAAACGCTGACGCCAGCACCTGACCTGGCAAAACTTGGCTATGGCAAGTACGGCATGCTGGCCGAAGAAGGCATGCCACCTGACCTGGTGGCATCTATGTTTGGCTTTGCATCTGGTGATCAACTTGTTCGCTCACTGCTCGAGGCCAAGCCGATCAAAGAAGAGATCGACAACCGCACCGACGCACGCATGCTCGATGAGTACGCAGACCTGATGAACCCTGCCGCCATTGAACTCGAGGTGCAAAAGGCATTGCACAACGACGCACGCGCTAGGTTTGTGGCCGTCGAGTTGCGCTACCTGGCCAAGGCTACACAGCCTGCACGCCTGATGATCCAGGCCGCAAAGACTGCGGCCAAGTCACTTATCGGCAACAAGGTGATCAGCGAGATCCGACCACGCGACTATGCACTTGCAGAGGCCCGCGCATCCAAGGAAAGCATCAAGGCATCCAAGGCTGGTAAAACGACAGAAGCCGCACGCGCCAAGCAGAACCAATTGCTCAACAACCAACTTACGCTCGAGGCTGTCAATGCACGCAAAGAGATCGACAAAGCCATCGAAGGCTTTGCCAAGATCTTCAAGGCAGATGCAAAGATGGCCAAGAACCGCAACATCGACTTGGTGAATGCGGCACGATTTATTCTTGGCCACTATGGCCTTGGCCCGCGTGATGTTGAACCTGGCAAGTTCGTCGAGCAACTCAAGGCCTACAACCCAGATCTATTTGCAGACATCGAACCGATCCTGCTCGAGGCAACTGGTGGCCCGCGCAACTACAAAAAGTTGACTTTGAATCAGTTCCGCGACATGAAGGAAATTGTCGACGCGCTGTGGTTCCAATCTAAGCGCGACAACGAGGTAATGATTGAAGGCAAGGCTGTTGCTTTGGACTCGATCATTGGTGAACTTACGACGCGCCTGGAGGCCATTGGCGTGCCGCTCGAAGTTGCCGGTGAACGCATGGCGCCTGGCAAAAAAGAAAAAGCCATTCGCGCCCTCTATAACGCCAAGGCACTGACTCGCCGCGTCGAGCACTGGGCCGACGCAACTGATGGCGCCGCTGGTCCTGGAGCATTCACAAACTACATCTGGCGCCCTGTTCGTGCCGCGTTAGACCAATACCGCGTCGACCGTAACCGCTATGTCAAAGACTATGTCGACATGATCCAGAAGTTGGATCTTCCGGTGGCCAAGATCAACGCCCCTGAGTTGAACTACACCTTTGGCAACGAGAACGGCGGCATCGGAAAAGCCGAAGTGCTTGGCGCTTTGATGCACATCGGCAACGACAGCAACATGAAAAAGTTGCTGGTTGGTAGAGGTTGGGGAACTGCTAACGAGGACGGCACTGTCGACACCTCGCGCTGGAACATGTTTATGAACCGCATGATTGATGAAGGCGTGCTCACCAAAGCCGACTTTGATTTCGTGCAAGCCGTGTGGGATTTGAATGAAGAAATCAAGCCTATGGCGCAAGAGGCGCATCGCGAAATTTTCGGCTACTACTTCAAAGAAGTTGAGGCTCGATCTGTTGTCACTCCGTTCGGCACTTACCGTGGTGGCTATGTTCCTGCGAAGACTGATCCGTTCATAGTCCGCGACGCACAGCGCCAGGCCAAGATGGAAGAACTCGAGGCTGACTTCCGCAATGCCATGCCGAGCACTGGCGCTGGATTTACTATGGGCCGCGTCGAGTACAACAAACCTCTGTCTTTGGACATTCGCGTGATGGCCAAACACATTGACGATGTGATCCGATTTGCTCGCGTGCAACCTACCATTCGAGACACGCTCAAGATTTTGCGCAAACGCGACTTTGCAGACACGCTTACCCGCATTGACCCGACCGTGATTGAGGACATGCTGATTCCTTGGCTCAATCGATCTGCCCGCCAGATCACGAGCGAGGCTGGCATGAACAAGAGCATCGATACATTCTGGCGTGCTGTGCGCAATCGCACCGGAATTGGCATCATGTTTGGCAATATCACCAACGCATTGCAACAAGCGACTGGCTTCTTTACATCGCTGATCAAAGTGCAAGGCAAATACTTGAAGACAGCCCTTGTAGACTACATGAAGAGTCCAACTGCGCAGGCCGAGTTTGTTGCTGAGTTGTCGCCGTTCATGGCAGACCGCATGAGCAACCAGATGGTCGAAGTGCAAGACTTGATGAACGATTTGCTGTTAAACCCGACCAAGTTTGAAAAGGTGCAGAAGTGGTCAAACAAGCACGGCTACTTCTTGCAACAAGCCTTCCAGAATTTTGTCGACATCGTGACCTGGGTTGGCGCATACAACCAGGCTGTGGCCGAGGCTGGCGTCGATGTCAGCGAAGAGGCCGCAAGCAAAGAGGCCATCAAGCGTGCAGACGCCGCAGTGCGCATGACGCAGTCAAGCCTACAACCTGAAGATTTATCAGCGTTTGAGGTTGGATCTCCGTTCTACAAGACGCTGATCCAGTTCTCTGGCTACTTCAACATGATGGCAAACTTGAATGCCACTGAGTACATCAAGATCTTTCGTGATCTCGGATGGCGCGGCAACAAAGGCAAGTTGTTCATGCAATACCTGCTTGGGTTTGGTTTGCCAATGCTGGTCGCTGACGCCATCGTGCGCAGTCTTGGCGGCGGCTGGGACGACGAAGACGACGACGGCTACCTCGATGTTTTCATGTCCTGGTTCTTTGGTTCTCAAGCGCGTGGTGCTGTAGCCCTGGTGCCGTTTGGTACTGCGGCCACCGTGCCATTCAATGCGTTCAACAACAAGCCGTACGATGACCGCATGACCACCAGCCCATCCGTCTCAACGCTCGAGGGCGCGACGATTGGCGTGGTCAAGGCTGGCATCAACATCGCCGATTCAGACAAAGAGGTTACTGGCAAGAATGTGCGCGACATTCTGACCATGATCAGCCTGGTCACCGGCATTCCCGTCACCGTACTTGGCCGACCGATCGGAGAGGCGATTGATGTCGAGCGCGGCGAGATCAAACCCACATCTGATGTCGACTATGTTCGAGGCCTTGCCACTGGCAAAGCGAGCGAATCGTCGAGACAGTAAGGTACCCGTATCCACAACCAAGATGCTTAGTCTCTTCACAATTGTCCAGGAGTTCCGTCCATGACTATCAGTTCAAATAGCCGGAAAGCCGGTCCGTTCATCGGTAACGGAACAGCCGCGACTTTCCCCTTTACATTCAAAGTCTTCCAGGCCTCCGACCTGGAGGTGGTGAAACTCACCGTCTCGACCAATGTCGAAACGATCTTGGTGCTCAACACCGACTTCACCGCCGTGGTCAACGAGGACCAAAACTCGAACCCAGGGGGAACAATCACGCTTGTCGCTGGCGCTTTGGCCGCTGGCTTTAACCTGGTCATCACCTCGGACATCGAGAACCTTCAGCCGACTGACCTGACCAACCAGGGTGGCTTCTACCCTGAAGTGATCACCGACGCGCTGGACCGTGCAACGATTCAGATCCAACAGTTGCAAGAAGCTGTCGACCGCTCGGCCAAGTTGCCGATCACCAGCAGTGCTGATGCCGACGCTTTGGTGGCCGACATCGTGCGCCTGGCTGACAGCGCAGGCAACATCGACATCGTTGCGAACAACATCGACAATGTCAACAATGTGGGCGACGACATCGCCAATGTGAATACTGTCTCTGGCAATATCAGCAATGTAAACACTGTGGCCGGTGTGTCGTCCAATGTGACGACTGTGGCCACTGACATCGTGGCTGTCAACACCGTTGCGGCTGACTTGAACGAGCCGGTGTCTGAGATTGAAACAGTTGCGACCAACATCACGAATGTAAACACCGTTGGCACCAACATTGCCAATGTCAACACAGTCGCTGGTATCAGCGCCAATGTGACGACCGTTGCAGGCATCTCTGCCAATGTGTCTACCGTGGCCACAAACAGCGCCAGCGTGGTAACTGTTGCTGGTGACATCGCCGCCGTGACTACCGTGGCCAACGACCTCAATGAGCCTGTCTCTGAGATCGAGACGGTTGCCGGTAGCATTGCCAATGTCAACACAGTTGGCACGAACATCGCAAGCGTCAACACGACTGCCGCAAACAATACGAACATCACGACCGTGGCGACCAACATCGCCAATGTGAACACGACTGCAACCAACATTGCGAATGTAAATTCGGTTGCAGGCAACTCGACCAACATCAATGCAGTGGCTGGCAACAGCACGAATATCAACGCTGTTGCGACGAACTCGACCAACATCAACACTGCCGCGACAAACATCGCCGCAATCACGACTGTTGCCAATGATCTAAACGAGCCAACCAGCGAGATTGATGTTGTTGCAAACAACATTGCAAGCGTCAACACTGTCGGCACAAACATCGCTGATGTGAGCACCGTTGCTGGCGTTGCAGGCAATGTGAACACGGTTGCAGGCATTGCGCCAAATGTCACGACTGTCGCAGGCATTGCCGCGAATGTGACCACTGTGGCTGGCATCTCAACTGCTGTGACCGATGTCGCCGCAATCGACACCGATGTCACTACCGTGGCCGCGATCGATTCTGATGTGACTGCTGTGGCCACTGTGGCCAGCGACATTCCAACTGTTGCAGACAATGTCTCCAACATTAACGACTATGCCAACACCTACCAGGGCGCCAAAGCCACTGCGCCGACACTGCGCAACAACGGCGGCGCACTGCTTGAAGGTGACATGTACTTCAACACTACCAGCGACACGATGTTCGTGTACGGCTCTGGTGGTTGGGTGCCTGCTGGATCAAGCGTCAACGGTACAAGCCAACGCTACAAGTATGTGGCAACTTCTGGCCAGACTTCATTCTCTGGCACTGATGCAAACGGCAACACGCTGAGCTATGACGCAGGCTTCATCGATGTGTACTTAAACGGTGTTCACCTGGACCCGACCGACTACACCGCAACGACCGGCACCAGCATCGTGCTTGCATCTGGCGCGGCTCTGAACGATGAACTCTACATCGTCGCGTTTGGCACCTTCAATGTTGCATCATTCAACGGCTCTGGCCTTGACGACAACACGGTCAACATCAGCAAGTTGAATGCGACTGGCACACGCAGTTCCGCAACCGCTTTGCGTGGTGACAATACTTTTTCAAATATTACGCCAACTGAAATTTCTGACGAGGTAAATACAAGCACTGGTTACATGATGATGCCGGTTGGTACAACTGCACAGCGTCCGGGCACCCCTGCTTCTGGAATGTTCCGCATGAACACAACAACTGGAAATCCAGAATGGTTCAATACTGCAACATCTGCTTGGGTTCCATTTAGTGATCAAGCGCAATATCCTATTGAATATTTAGTTGTTGCTGGTGGCGGCGGTGGAGGAGAAGGAACTGCTGGTGTAAATAATGGAGGTGGCGCTGGTGCTGGTGGATTGCTGTATAACGCGGCAACAAATATATTTTCAGGAACAGCATATACCGTAACTGTTGGAGCAGGCGGAGGTTCAAACTCTCAAGGAAACTCATCTGTATTAGGTTCAATTGCAACAGCAATTGGCGGCGGTAGAGGAGGATCTACAGGAGCAGGCGGTTCTGGTGGATCTGGAGGCGGAGGTGGAACAACTGGAGTAAATGCTGGCGGATCAGGAACATCTGGTCAAGGTAATGCTGGCGGATCATCAAATAATTCAGGACCAAGCTTTGGCGCTGGCGCTGGTGGTGGTGCTGGTGCCGTAGGTGGCAATGGATCAAATTCTGCTGGTGGCGTTGGCGGCGCTGGCTTGGCTTATTCGATTAGCGGGTCGTCTGTTACATACGCTGGTGGTGGCGGCGGATCGGCGTCAGTTTCCGGCACAGGCGGTGCTGGCGGTGCTGGTGGTGGCGGTGCTGGCGGATCTAATCCACCATCTTCACAACAAGGTGGTGCAGGAGGCGCAAATACAGGCGGTGGCGCTGGTGGATCGAATTCCGCAAGCGGCACTGTTGCTGGCGCAAATGGCGGTTCTGGTGTTGTGGTAATCCGTTATTTTGGCGCCCAAAGAGCGACAGGTGGAACCGTTACATCATCCGGCGGCTACACGATCCACACCTTCACTTCGTCCGGCACATTCACGGCATAAGGAATTGATATGAGCAAAGCACGAAATTTAGCGGATGTAATTGTCGACGCGGGTGGTGACATCAACTCATCATCGCTCGACAATGTGACTCCTGCTTCAGTAAGCGACAAACACAATGCAAGCACTGGAGCGTTTGACTTCCCAAGTGGGACAACTGCTCAACGACCAGTTTCTCCAACTGCTGGTTTTACGAGATACAACACCACACTGGCCGCACTTGAAATGTATGACGGAGTGCAATGGTCTATTGTGAAATCATTGTTTGCGGCAACTGGCGGAACAATCACAGAGGCTGGTGGTTTTAGGTATCACACCTTTACATCATCTGGCACCTTCCAGGTTACTGTTGGCAGTGCAACAGGCCAAATGCTTATTGTTGCTGGCGGTGGCGGCGGTGGCTCTGGTTGGTATGCTGGCGGTGGTGGCGCTGGTGGCATGGTTCAAGCCGCTTCTGTTGGATTAAATGTCGGCTCATATTCTGTTGTTGTTGGTGGAGGTGGATCAGGTAGTGTCAACTCTTCCACAACCGGTTCAAACGGTAGCAATTCAACCGTGACAGCACAAACCACAGCAATTGGCGGTGGTGGTGGCGGAAGTCGAAGCCAAACATCTGGACAAACTGGCGCAAACGGCGGATCAGGTGGAGGTGCGGCTTGGCCAAGCACAAACGGCGGATCTGGTACAGCCGGTCAAGGTAATGCTGGAGGCAACAACAACTCTGGTGGCTATGGCTCATCTGGAGGTGGTGCTGGAGCGGCAGGTAATCCAGGCCCATCATCTCCATATGGTGCAAACGGCGGCGCTGGAGCGATATGGTTAAACGGAAATTATTATGCTGGTGGTGGCGCTGGTGGTTCAGAAAGTGGAACTTTAAGAACAGGCGGTATTGGTGGTGGTGGCGATGCGTCACAAGGCACATCTACCAATGGCACAAACGGCGCAACCAATACTGGTGGTGGCGGTGGTGGAGGCTCTGGTTCAGAAAGCGGCACTTATTCGGCAGGCAGTATTCAAGCTGGTAAAAATGGCGGCTCTGGCGTTGTCATCATCCGTTACCAAATTTAATTAGGAGAAGCACATGGCACATTTTGCAAAAGTAAACAACGGCATCGTCGAACAAGTCATCGTCGCCGAGCCAGAATTCTTTGACACCTTTGTGGACTCGAGTCCTGGTCAATGGATTCAGACCTCATACAACACCCATGGTGGCGTTCACGCAAATGGTGGTACCCCACTACGCAAGAACTACGCAGGCATTGGCTACAGCTATGACGCAACGCGTGATGCATTCATTCCTCCAAAGCCATACGCAAGCTGGGTGTTGAATGAAGACACATGCTTGTGGGACGCACCAGTTGCAATGCCAACTGATGGCGGTCGCTACACATGGAACGAATCAACTCAAGCCTGGGACACAGTCCCTGATGAACAGCCATAAGAAAAGGATTAAACGATGGACCAGACGCTGTTCAACTGGGTGGTTGGTGTTTGCGGTTTTTTAGGAGGATGGGTACTCAAGGTGATCTGGGACGCAATCAAAGAACTGAAAACCGACATTCGTCAAATCGAGCGCGACTTGCCCGAGGTTTATGTACGCAAAGATGATTTTAAAGAAGCAGTGCGTGAGATCAAGCAGGACATGAAGGACGGGTTCAACAAGATCGACAACACGCTGGGCCTGATATTCAAGAAACTCGAGCACAAGGAAGACAAGGAATAAGTATGGAAAAAAATGAGATCAGTGAATTGAAAATGGAGTTGATGCGCATGGAAGCGTCAACTCCTGCAAAAGAGGTAGCAGGCAAGGCCATTGGTAAACATGGCCTTTTTTACATCACGCTGATTGTTGTGATCGGTGTAGTGTCGAGCCTGTTCTTGGAAGAGAACAAGATCGCCGCTGTAATGGGTTTGCTTGGTGCTTCTTTGACTGCTTTGATTTCGATGCTTAATGGCATTGCTGGCGCTACGCCAAAACAAGACAAGCCTGAGTTCGAAGTCATGAAGCAATTGATTGAACGATTAGACAGAATGGCAGATCGTGATCCGATGTCTGTATCTGTTGAAGGCGACAAAGTTGTTGTCCGCAAGGGCGACGAGTCTTTTACTTCTAAGCGAGGTGAGTGATGTTCCCATTGACCGCACTCTTTGATGTTGGCATGAAGGTGTTGGATAAATTTATTCCAGACCCTGAAGCCAAAGCAAAGGCACAGCAAGAACTTTTAAAGATGCAACAAGAGGGTCGCCTGGCTGAACTCAATGCCGACAACATCGAGGCACAAGAGTTGACCAAGCGCCAGCAAGCTGACATGACAAGCGATTCGTGGCTGTCAAAAAACATCCGCCCAATGACGCTGATTTTTATCCTGGTGGCTTATTTCATCTTTGCGATGATGTCTGCCTACGGTATGAGCGCCAATGAAAAGTATGTCGAGTTGCTTGGCCAATGGGGCATGCTGATCATGTCTTTTTACTTTGGCGGTCGCACGCTTGAGAAGATCATGGACATGCGTTCTAAACAACAAGCCAAGGAATAACCATGGGATTTAAACTTTCACAGCGAAGCATCGATCGCCTTGATGGCGTCAAAGATCCATTGATCGATGTGGTCACCCGCGCAATTGAAATCAGCACAGTCGACTTTGGTGTCACTGAAGGTTTGCGAACCGTTGAGACTCAGCGCAAATATGTCGAGACTGGCAAAAGCCAGACAATGGACTCGAAGCATTTGACCGGTGATGCTGTCGACCTAGTGGCCTACATCAATGGCCAGGTGTCATGGGAACTCAATCTGTATGACAACATTGCCGACGCAATGAAGCAGGCCGCAATTGAAAAGAATGTGGCTGTGCGCTGGGGCGCGGCTTGGAATATTCCAGACATCAGACTTTGGCGTGGCACGATGGAAGAAGCCATGAACCACTACATCGATGAACGACGCAAGCAAAATAAAAGGCCGTTCATTGACGGCCCGCATTTCGAACTTGTTTAGGTTGTCTCTACCCCGTCGGGCATAAGCAGTTGCCAAATCTCCTTCACGACGGTTAGCCCCAGGGTTTGCGCCCTGGGGTTTTTTTCTATCTGGGCGCGCATGTGACATCGATGACGATGTCTGCTGAGTACCCGTTGACCTTGCGTTTTCCATAC